AATGGTATTGATTGTAAAGGTATGTGGCATATAAATCATGGTCTATATTACCAGACATCAATACACCTACAAACTCTTTTCTTTCAGCGTTTTTGTGTTGTTCTTTTGTTAATTCTTTTATGTCTAACATTTTATTCCTTACTCATTGATATGCCTAATCTAGGACTTAAAGGCACAATCTCGTGGTGAAATCCTAATGGTATATAAATTAAATCACCAGTATTTAAAATAAATTCTTCTTTATCTTCTATAATCCATTTTGTAATACCTTGGCATTGCCAAAACCAAACATCCATTGTGTCTTTATGTTTTCCAAAAGTTTTGGCTTTTGTCACAATATTGAAATATAAATGAGCAAAGTTTAAATTGTTATTTTCTAAAACTTTTTTAACTTTACTAATTTTTTCAGCCTCATGTGATACATAAAATCCGTTTTCACCTTTTGTAAGATTTTCTAAAAGAACAGACTGGTTGTAATTAATCAAAGCCTCATTCCAATTAACTACATTATCATTCCAATTTTTTATAAAATATACTGATTTACTAGTTTTCATTTTTTACAATATCAAAATTAAAAATTATTGTTATTCTTTTTTTGTTTGTTTTCACCTTTGATATACTATGTGTTAACAATGCTGGAAATATTATTAAATCATCTTCTTTAATATTTAATTTAAAATTACTAAACATCCAAGAATTTCTGGTATCATATTCATCAAAATTTTCTACAAATTTTGGTCTTAATACATTAACAAATTCTGAATGACTACTAGTATTTTTAAACCAAGTGCTATTATTTTTATTGTCATCATATTGTAAATAATGTATTCCTGTGAAATCACAATCTAGGTGCATATGGTCTTTCATATATTGTCCTTCAGTCATACAAGTATAATTTACAATTTCCCAATTAAAATTAACTGAATTTTTTAGTTTTAATTGTAATAAAAATTCTCTTATAGAATTTTCATATACTGGTAGTATAGATGAATAATCAGGCTCATTAAATAATTTATTATTATCATCCTCTAAACTATGGTGTATATCAGAAAATTTTTTATCCCACTCATTTCTATTTTTACTTGTTTCATAATTATTTTCAATAGTTTTTATTAAATCTTCTTTATTAAACTTTTCTTCAGAAAGAGATTTTTTAAAAACAGGAAACCCAAACATATCTATCATATATTAACCTCAACATCTAAAAAATTAGAATTAAATGAAATTATAGTTTTAACTTTATTTGTAGTGTTAACAGGCGACCTATGAACAATATGAGCAGGAAAAGTTAATAATTGGCCTTCATCAACCTGAATTTCATCCATAATTTTATCTTCCATAATATTATATAGTTGTGTTTTTATACCATTCTCTGGTAAATTTAAATAATATACATTTGTATAATTTACCTTTTCGTGTAAATGCCAAAAATGGGTATCTTGTTTTTTATAAGATTGATACCATCCATTATCAATATGCCATCCATTACACTTTAATTTAGCAGCCATTTCTATCATATAAGGTTTTATCATATCGTAAAAAAAATACAAATATTCTCTTTTACTTTCTCTAGGTAAATTCCAATCGGTTTCTGATATATTATCCAAAGTAGATTTTGGTAATTTATCTATTAAAGAAAGTATTTTTTCTTTGTTTTGTTTATGTTCTTTTATATCAGTAACTATATAAAAACTTTTTAATTCATAAAATTTCATCATAATATTACTCGTAAATGTTTTTCTTTAAAAAATTGTAAAGATTATCCCAATGTTTAATAAAATTTTTCCAATCATCTTTTCTTACATTTAATCTATCAACAACTAATTTCCATTCATCTTTATAATGTTTTTCATCTAGTTGATTAATATGTTGTATTGTTTCAAAAGATGTTGGTGGCCAATTCATTCCAGCTGCAATACAATGAAAACCACTATCTTCAGGATAATGATAATTTACATCTCTATCAATAGCAACATTTACAAATCCATTTTGTAATGGTTTTTTTAAATTAATTAAATCACTTGACCATTCTTTATTAAAATTATCTTGCCAATATTTAGTGTCTGTCCTTTCAGACAAAGCATAGTGTAATGCTACAAATTCTGCAAAGTTTCTAAACAATCTTTTACATTGATAAGTGTAATTATCTTTATCCCATTGTGATACTTTATCTCTTTTTAATGTTCTAACTAAACGCATTAAAAATTCGTGTACGGTAAATAAACCATTACTTTCTAATGGTTCAATAAATCCTGCTGACAATCCTATTGCAACCACATTTTTAACAAATAATCTTTTGTGTATACCTACACGCATTTTTAATTTTTTAAATTCTAAATCATCTCTACCTAAATGATTTTTAAATTCTTGTAGTGCTTCTTCATCTGAAATATATTTGTCTGAATAAACATAACCTGTACCTATTCTACTCCATAAAGGAATATTCCAGACCCAACCATTTCCTAATGCTGTGCAATTTGTATATGGTACTAATTGTTTTTCTTTATCCGTGTAAGATATTTTTGTAGCCCAAGCTGAATTGTTAGGCAATATATCTTCGTAACTTTCAAAAGGTTCTTTCAATTGTTTATCCATTAATAAAGCTTGAAAACCTGTGCAATCAATATATAAATCTGCTTGATGATTGTTTATTGATATGATACCATTTTCATTTGATTTTATATCGGTAATATCTTCTTGTATATATTTTACACCTTTTGGTAGACAGTAATAATCTTTTAACCATAATGCAAATTTAGTTGCGTCAAAATGATATGCAACATCTCTATTAAAATTAAATTGAATTAGTTTTGGATTTTCATTATAATCTATTTTATTTTCCGTAACCATTGCCATTTGAGGATAATGACATTCAGCATAATCAGAATTTGGTGTTTCAGGATGTAAAAACTTTTTAAACCACCAATCATTTAACTTTGCATAATTTTCATTTATATCTGGTTCACCAAAAGGATAGTGAAAACTATTTCCTTTTTTGTGAAAATCTGTAAACTTGATACTTAATTTATAACTACCATCAGTATGTTTTAAAAACTCTTTGTCATCTATTCCTAGGTAACTTGTCCAAAGTTTAACACCATTGATTGTACTTTCACCAACACCTACTGTAGGTGTATTAGGACTTTCTATTAGTGTTATGTCTTTATTTGGAAAAGTTTTTATTAAAGTAGCGGCTGTCATCCAACCTGCACTACCACCACCAACTATGATTATTTTATTTGACAAATCCATACCAACCTGTAACTATATATTTTTCTTCTTTTTCAGTTATTACTCCTTTATGACAATGAGTAAATGCGGCTGGCCATATAAGAGTTAAACCTTTTCTAGCTTCTACTCTAATATTTTGATATTTAAAATCTGTTCCACCTTCTTTTACATTATTTAAATATGTCATAAAAACTAATAATCTATTTTCATCAGCAGGTCCTTCACTATGCCATTTTTTAAATCCACCACCTGGTTTATAGTATTGAATGTTATAATCTTCAATTATATTCCATTTTATATGATTTTTTAAATCATCATATCTATCTTGGTATTTTAATACAATATCATTTAAATATGTTCTATATTCTAAAAAAGGTTCTTCGCCGTATTCTTTGTTTATAACTAAATCTAAAGAATCCTTTACTTCCTTGTCAACTCTTATTTCATTTTCAGCACCAATATTTCCTGGTATATGATATTCTTTTTCTTTTTTAAAAAAATCTATTATTTTATCACACAAGTTTTCAGGCATATACCAACCGCCAACTAAACTCTCTAAAGGAAAATTTTCTTCTTTCATTATTTTCTTACCTAAATGTATAGATTATAGTAAATCTATCACCTACCGTAGGATGATATAAAGCGTGAGGTTTTTTTTCAAAACATATACCTTTATATCTTTCTGGTGTAACTTCTTTTAAAATAGTTGTTCTATCATCATCATATATTACAGTTTTTGAATTTTTATCAATAGGGTCATTTAAATAAATCAAAAGTTGATTATGAGGAAATTCGTGGTCTAAATGAATATGAGAAGAAGTTTGGCCATTGTTGTAAGTTAAATTAACACTTATTCTCAATAATTCATTTACTTTGATATTATGTTTTTTACAAAAAGCACCAAGCAATTCTAAAAATATTGTGTAATCAACTGAATTAAAGGTTTCTTTTTCAGTTCTTTCCTCTTTTCTTTTTAATATTGTATGTGTCAAATATGGACTTTTTTCTTTTTCATAGTACACTTCTTTCTCATTATAGTAAAAAGCAAAATTTGCACCAAAAACTAAACTATCAATATCTTTTTTTAATTGTTTACTTGCAAAATTATTATCTTCAATAAAAAACATTTTATACTTCCTCAAATACTTTGCCTCTAAACCATTCTGGTAATCCTAAATGAGGTCTTGTGTCATAAATATTTTCTCTACCGTTTACATTACTAGCGTCATTATAATGTAAAAATACTTGACCACAATTCTCACCATCAAATTTATCTCTCCAATGTTCTAACTCACATCCTCTATACATTAACATATCACCTGGCTCTAATTCTACTTTTATACCTTCAGAATTTCCTGGTGCGTAATCAGGACCTAAACTTGTATTACCATTATTAGGATTAGGGTCAATATAAATTGGCCAAGGGTCGCCTCCTAAATTTAATGTTGTAGAAATTTCACAACTAGGTCTATCTTTATGTCTTTCTAATACATCACCTTTTTTGTATATACGAGCATAGGAATAAGTAGGTATTAATTTTGTTTGTGATTTTTCTTCCATAATAGGCATAACTTCAGTTAATAAAGTTTCCATTGCTATATCAGCATAATGAGAATAGGTCTCTGGCACTTGTATATCACTCCAAACTCCCCAATCATAATTTAATTGTGAAATGTATCTAGTATCAAAAAATGTTCTAGCTACTTTTCTTTTTAACACAAAGTAATTATATAAAAAATTTGCAATTTTAGGGTCAATTGTTTCTTTAATTACTAAAAAATTATTTTCTTTAAATGACATCTTTTATCTCCAAGGATAACCACAATTCCACATTACAAGTGAATGCCTGGTTCCTTTTGTTACTGGTTTAACTCTATGCCAAACAAAACTAGGAAAAACAATTATTGAACCACGAGGTCTAATTTCAACACATTCTTTTTGTGCTACACCTTTTTCCCATTCTAAATCCATAGAGTTTCTAAAATCAAATTCTAAATTACCACCTTCATAATCAGTTGGTTCTGATAAAGAAACTGTTACTGATAGTTTTCTAATTTTACCTACATAATTTTCTCCTTTTTCTTCACCGTATGGTTTATCCCAACTATCACAATGCCATCCATAATATTGTCCTACATCATATTTTGTAAATTGACAACTTTCTGACCAGTCCCAATCAAAATTCCAACCTGCTTTTTCATTTGCCTCGTGTACATATGGATGAATTTCTTTGTATATCCATTGTTCGTCTAACCAAACTAAATCAGAATTTCTTTTTTTCTGTACATTAAGTTTCTCTTCCTCAGTTAATTCTTTATTTTCTTTTCTTGCTTTATCGTGAGCACCAATTTCAGCTTTTACTGATTTTAAACGCTGTGCATAATCCATAATGTCATCACACAATTTTGGTGGTAATGCAGCTGTATAATACCAATAATAATGTTGTAAATTCAATTTATTTAACCTTTCTACGGATATTGAAAAGAAAAGAATAAATTAACATTTTTTTCTTCATTTGTATTTTTAGATATGTAAAAAGGCAATTCAGAATTAAATAATATAAATTTATTTTTTTCTAAAGGAATTTTAAAAGAATTAACTTCCTTACCGTTCTCATAGTCTAATATTAAATAATTTTTTTCTTTTAAATCATTTAAACATACGATACAATTCATATCTGGTGATTGTTGTAAATTGTACCAATCAATCGTAGAGTGCTTGTATGTGCTTTCATTTTTATCTAAAATAATAGCTGTATTATGTTCTTTAAATTGATATATATTTTTTTTGTAATCTACTTGATATAAATTTTGTATGTATTCAAATATAAAATTAAATTGTGTAAAATATGGTACTTTAAAATAATTATATTTAAAGTTTAAAACATCATCACTTTCTCTTTCTTTAGAATTTGTAATAATATGATTTATAATTTGTTCATTATCTATTTTAAGAATTTTTGGCAAATAAGAAAAAGTCAAAAATTTTTCAGATAATGTAATTTTATTTAAATTTTTTGTTGTCATAATTTAACCTTTTTATCAAAGTTATATGAAAATATAACTCTTTTACTTTTTATTTGTTTATTATCTACAGAATGCTCTATATAACTTCTAAAAATTAAAAGTCTTCCTTCCACAGGAGTATATGAACAACTAGGAAAAGTTAACTCATTAAAATTATTTACATCTCTAGCTGATGAAGGATTTAAATTTAAAGGATTGCTGGTATCATTATGATAAGGCGACCTAAACTTTGTACTACTATCATTAACATTACTATCAAAATAATATACGGTAGATATTGTACAGCCAGTATGTGTGTGCCAAGGTTGATTTTGATTTAATTTATAATCAATAACCCAACTCTCATTAGCCTCATACATATCAGGATAATTATGTAATTTTGTATATTGATTAACTTGTTTTGTTATCCATTCATTTAATATTTTAAATTTTTCATTTTTATGAATATGAGTATATGAAAGCCCCATATCATTAAATTCAAAATCATTTAAATAATTTTGATAGTCTTTTTTAATATCTTTGTGAAATGGGCAATCTACAACTCCTATGGTTGTGGGGAACCAATGTTGTAAATTTAAACTTGTGTAATTACCATAATCATTCATTATAAGCTCCTCAATGTATATCTATTTATACACTATTCAAAAATCAATTTATTCTATAGAGAACTCCAACTTGTAGTATCAGGATTCCAAATAAAAACTTGTGTTTCATCTGCTCTATCTTTTCCTATCCATCTGTCATTTTCATCATCCCAAAAAATATTATAACCATTTTCATCACTAGGATAATCTATAGGAGCTTTCCATTGATAAGTTGTTTCATCTTTAATCCAAGATGAATGTGGTTTAGGACTCCAAAATATTTCATTAACATCATCCCAAACTCCACCTATTCGTGCAAAATTACCTCTAAATGCCTTTGATTGGTCGTCTGATAATACATCATATCCATCATTAAGAGTATAATGTTGACCGTTTTTTGTACCAATAGAAGTTTGTTTCCATAATGGCCATCCGTGTACATTTTCTAAATATTGTCTTCCTATTTCCTCATTTTCTACACCATCTGCACCTTGACAATCAGCGTCAGCTAGAGTAACCACATCTATTACTTGACCATTAATACCTATTTTTGCAAAATTTGCCATTTTTTAATTCCTAATTTTGAAACTTATATCTTATAACCACTCTACCTGAACCACCGTTTCCGCCGTTTCTGATAGATGGAGAACCACTACATCCTCCTCCGCCGCCACCTAAACCGTTTGTTCCTGCTTGTCCAGGATTTCCAGAACCAGGTTGAGAGCCAGCGTCACCGCCACCTCCTGAACCAC